GCCCCGAGCCGCTTGTTGGGCTTTGAGCGCGAACTCAAGGACCACTACGAGTTGGCTGCGGTATAATCCACGGAGGCCCGGTTCGCCGGGTTCTCCTTTCCTTTCGGCCCCCGGTGTCTCCTTGGAGATGCCGGGGGTTTTCTTTTGCCCCGATATTGTCTAGACTCTAGACACGATGCGACAAGGAAAACTCGACAAGGAAATGGTTGAACTGGGCAAGCAGCGGTACCGCAACAGGTCCGACAAGGCGACCACGATTGCCGCCGAGAGCAACACCATCCCCGGTCGGATGATGCTGAACCGCTGCACCACCGAACTGACCAAGGCGTTGGCCCTGTGGCTTGCCAAGGCTGGCTCCAAGGCTGGACGCAAGCACCGCTGTCATCAGTTCCTGTCGAAACTCCCCGAGGAGAAGTCGGCAGTCATCGCCTCCAAGGTAGTCATCGACGCACTCAGTCAAGAACGGATGCTGACTTCGACTTGCATCGCTGTCGGTCGCGCCATTGAAGACGAGATCCTGTTGCAGGACTTGGCTGAAAACGACCCCAACTTTCTGAAAGACATCCAGAAGAAGACCTTCAAGAGTGTGGGTCAGAAGTTCAAGCGTCGGTTCGCCCGTGAAGCAGCCAAGGCCGTCAACCTTGTGACCCAACGGTGGGCCAAGGCTGATGCGTTGTCGGTTGGTCTATTGCTGGTGGAGATGCTGGCTACGCACACCGGGATCATTGAGATCCTGACCAAGTTGAACGCCCGTGGCCGTAGGTACTGCATCGTTCAGCCCTCCAAGGACATCCGTGAGTGGATCAAGAAGTGCCACGAATACCACGAAGGTCTGGAGCCGATGTTCCTGCCCACGATTGAGCGTCCGGTTGACTGGACCAATCCGTGGATCGGTGGCTATGCATCCTTTGAGTGGAAGCCGAGGCCGCTCGTCAAGTCCCGCAGTCGGTCCTATCAGGAATCGTTGGCGACTTCGCTGTCATCAGATGTGTACGACGCAGTCAACACAGTCCAGAACACCGCATGGGTGGTTGACTCTGAGTGTCTTGAACTCGTTCGTGAGTGCTGGAAGGAAGGCTTGACCATCGATGGTCTGCCCCCAAGCCGCGACGAGGAACTGCCTACTAGACCAGTCGATATCGATACCAACCAAGAGGCCCGTCGATCATGGCGCAAGGCTGCGGCCAAGATCCACTTCTTGAATGAGTCCTACGAGTCGCAGCGTTTGCTGACTCTCAAGTCGTTGTTCGTGGCAGACAGGATGGCCGAGCATCGACACATCTTCTTCCCACACCAACTCGACTTCAGGGGCCGGGGTTACCCGCTCCCATTGTTCCTGCATCCCCAGTCGGTGTCCTACTCCAAGGCCATGCTCCGGTTCGCCAACGGCAAGCCTTTGGACACCGATGATGCAGTCAAGGCTCTGTATATTCACGCAGCCAACAAGTGGGGCATCGACAAGGAAACCACGGCAGCACGGATTGATTGGGTAGAACGAGCCCGTAGGGACATCGTTGCCATCGGTACTGACCCGTGGTCCAATCGAACTTGGATTCAGGCTGATGAACCATTCCATTTCGTGATGGCTTGTCGAGAGTTGACTGGACTGTGGAACCAAGGATCCAGTTTCATCAGCACCCTGCCGATTGGCATGGATGCCACCACACAGGGCTTGCAGATCTATTCGATGCTGCTGCGGGATCCTGTGGCTGCTACTGCGACCAATGTACTCCCAAGTGCGAAGCCAAGCGATCCCTACGAGGCTGTGGCACGGGCTGTGATTGCTCGTCTGAAAGCCAGCAACACCGAACTGGATCAGCAGTTGCTGCGACTTGGGATCGACCGAACGACCACCAAGCGTCAGACCATGACCCTGCCCTATGGGCTCACGCTGCACTCATGCATCGGCTACACCCGTGAATGGGTCGAGGATCGCCTGCGTAAGGTGGACAACCCCTTCGGTCTGGAAACCTATAAGCCCATCGCTTATCTGGGCAAGATCGTCTGGGAATCCATCGGTGATGTCGTTGGTTCTGCCCAGCGAGGCATGGACTTTATTCGGGGCTGTATGGCTGTCCTGATCGACCACGATGTGACTCCATGGTGGGTGACCCCCATCGGCTTCCCCGTGAAGATGCGGTACGAGAACTACGACACCGTCACCGTATCAACCCGCATCGGGGCCAAGGCCAAGGTTCTTTCGCTGCGGCAGGAGAACGGTCGCCAGTCCAAGCGCAAGGCCATGAATGGTGGACCCGCCAACCTGATCCACTCATTGGACGGCTTTGGCGGGCTTCTGGGGCACACCGTGAACATGGCCCGGGGTCGAGGGGTATCCTCCATTGGAACCGTCCACGATCAGATCCTGTGCCTTGGGGCGGACTACAAGACCATGTCCCGTAGTGTCCGCGAGGCTACCGTTGAGTTGTTCTCCCGGGACCTGCTTGCTGAGTTCCATCAGGGGGTCTTGACACAACTACCGGGTTCTGCTATAGTACCTGAAGTTCCAAGGTATGGTTCCTTGGACATCACGAAGGTACTGGACTCCGAATACTACTTCAACTGAAGTGTCTAGGGTCTAGACAAAGGAGACTCTCCAAATGCAGAAGCGTAAGTTCATCAAGTTCACCAGCCCCATCGGTACCGCTGTGTACCCCCGCCTGAACACCCCGGACACCAAGTTCGACAAGGACGGCGTGTACAGCGTGGACCTCGACCTGACCGATGGCAAGCCCACCAACGAGTTTGTGGCGGCGATCCGCAAGGCTGCGGACGAAGCCTACAAGGCCGAGTGCGAGAAGCGCGGTGGCAAGAAGTTGAAGCGGGCTGAACTCCCCATCAAGGAAAACGAGGACGGCGGTCTGCGGATCAAGTTCAAGTTGAAGGCCAAGGCTGGAAACGAAGAGCGTTCGTGGACACAGAAGCCCATGCTGTTCGACGCTCAGGGCAACCCGCTCCAGAACCCGCCCAATGTCGGCAGCGGTTCAACGATTCGTGTCTCGTTTGAACTGGTCCCGTACTTCACGGCCATGGTGGGTGCTGGTGTCAGCCTGCGTATGAAGGCGGTGCAGATCCTTGATCTCAAGGAGTACACCCCCGGCGATTCGTTCGACTCGTATGGATTCAAGGCCACGGACGGCTTTGTGGTTTCCTCCCAGTCGGATTCCACGGCCACTTCGGATACGGAAGACGAGTCTGACTTCTGATGAAACTGGTGTTGTGGGTCGATCCTGTTCCGGCTAGCCGTCCGCGTGTTTCACGCAAGGGCTTTGCCTACTACAGCAAGTCCTACAACAAGTTTCGTCAGGCTGCAACGACAGCCCTTGGTGCCATCAAAAAGCCCAAGGGCTGTCCGGTGCAGGGACCTTTGTCAGTCAAGGTCGTGTTCTACTGCAAGCGTCCCAAGAAGCCAGCCAATCCGTATCCTATTGGAGACATCGACAACCACCTGAAGTCCATCCTTGATGCACTCAATGAGTGGGCTTGGGCTGACGATGTCCAGATCGTGAAGATTGAGGCCGTCAAGCGGTACTCAGATCACCCAAGAATCGAAGTGGAATGGGAAGAACACCATGTCGAACCGGAGCGAATCAGAGTTCGTCCAGCATGAACCGTGCCCGCAATGCGGGTCCAAAGACAACCTAGCGAGATACAACGACGGCCACGGCTATTGCTTTGGCTGTAAACACTACGAACCAGCCTCCTCAGACGGACAGAATCTAGCCGTTTCAGAAGGACACAAGAAAGGAAAGGAATCCATGATTGATATCGAATTCACCTCGCTGAAGAAGCGTGGGATCAGCGAAGACACCTGTCGGATCTGGTCTTACGGCGTAGGCGAGTACTCAGGTCAGCCAGTCCAAGTCGCCCAGTACATCAAGGATGGAACTGTGGTGGCTCAGAAACTCAGGTTCCCATCCAAGGACTTCGTGATCCTAGGGGAAGCCAAGGGCCTTCCGTTTTACGGTCAGCACCTGTGGCGCGACGGCGGCAAGATGGTGACGGTCTGCGAGGGCGAAGTCGATGCCCTGACGGTGTCCCAACTGTTCCAGAACAAATGGCCTGTGGTGTCTGTGCCCACGGGAGCCTCTGGAGCCCTGAAGTCGTTCCAGAGCAATCTGGAGTGGCTGGAAAAGTTCGACTCAGTCGTGATCCTGTTTGATGATGACGAGCCGGGACGCAAGGCTGCGCGTGAGTGTGCCATGCTGCTGACCCCCGGCAAGGCCAAGATTGGCACGGTCAACGGCTTCAAGGATCCCAATGAGGCACTTCAGAATGGCGAAGGCAAGCGAGTCATTGATGCGGTCTACGGTGCAAAGGCTTACCGTCCTGATGGGGTGGTCCTTGGTTCCGATCTGTGGGATACAGTCAATAGTGAGGACCGAAATGAATCGGTTCCGTATCCGTGGGCTGGACTGAACGACAAACTGTTGGGCATCCGGCAGGGCGAACTGGTGGTGATGACGAGCGGTACAGGCATCGGCAAGTCTTCTGTGTGCCGTGAACTGATCTGCCACTTGATCCGCTCCCAACAGAAGGTCGGCCTGTTGATGCTGGAAGAGTCGATCAAGCGTACTGCCCGGAACCTGATGGGCATTCACCTGAACACGCCTCCCTACTTCTGGGTTGACCGCGAGGTCACGGAGGTACAGAAGCGGGAGGCTTTCGCGGCCACGGTTGCCAAGGTGGTTCTCTTTGACCACTTTGGCTCCGTGGACCCCGAGAACCTGTTGGCCCGGATGCGTTACATGATCAAGTCGTGCGGCTGCAAGTACATCTTCCTAGACCACCTGAGCATCGTTGTGTCAGGGCTGGGGGAGGGCGACGAGCGGCGACTGATCGACAACGCCATGACCTCCCTGCGGTCCCTTGTCGAGGAGACTCAGGTATCCCTGTTCGTGGTCAGCCACCTACGCCGTCCTGATGGCGACCGTGGACACGAAGAGGGAGCCACCACCAGTCTGGCCCAGTTGCGCGGTAGCCATGCCATTGCACAACTGGCCGACGCTGTAATCGGGCTAGAGCGTAACCAACAGGGGGAAAACCCAAACGAAGTTCTACTGCGGGTCTTGAAGAATCGATTCACGGGGGACACGGGTCCTTCGGGAATGCTGCGGTACTTCAAGGAAAGCGGTAGGTTGCATGAGATCGAAATGCCAATGAACGAGGAGATCTAACCATGAAGCAAGATGGAATGTCAGATTCGGAGTTCCTACGGTCGCTTGCGTATAACGACTACAACATCGATGGTCACCTCCTGAGTGACGGAGATCGACTGTGTGCTATTTCAGATCGGTTGGAGTTGTTTGAGAAAACCATTGAATGCCTGCGCTCCGAGCGCGACGAGGTGAGGCGGGAAGTCCTGCTGTGGGTGAAGGAGCGGTGTTCGTGGGCGGAACTGTCGCAGGAGATCAAGAAGCGAGGGTGGGAGTACCTCAAGGAGGACACCAAGTGAGTTTGCTCGACACCATCGTTATGGGGGTCCTATTGGGAGGACTGGTGACGGTATTCGTGTTCGGCCTGCTATTTATCTTCATGCTCCTCTTGGACTGTGACCTCATCAAGATCAACCGCTATGGACGATACAAATAACCAACTACGAATCCTGCTGGGCAAGATGCTGCCCAAGTCTCCACCAGACGATTGTGTCATCGTGTCTAGAGCCCTAGCAAGGCTGGAGGCTTTGGAGAACATGAACGACACCCTGCGACGGGCCTTGAAGTTGCTTGATCGCAGGATCCAAGAACTGGAGGATGACGGGGCATGAACGCCAGAAAGTTGACCGAAGATCAAGTTATGGAGGTGATCCGGTTGTCACGCTCCGGGGTCAAAGGCGTTGAGATCGCAAGGCAGTTCGGGGTCAGCCCCCAGTTGATCTCGTTTGTACGCAAGCAGGGTTACAAGCCAACCTATCGACAGCCAGAGGAGCGTATTGTCTCTGACTTCATCGGGTGGGCAGACCTTGCAGACCGCTACAACCTACTACACCCAGATGATCAGATTTCACCGTATGCTGCCATGAGGGCTCACGAAAGTGCCCTAAACAAATTGAAGGCTTACTTTGCAAGCAGGGGCTTGACGAAGCAAGACTTCTGAACTAAAAGGAGAACCCATGCGAGTCTTTTTCGATATCGAAACCAACAACATCACAGACTGGTTGGAACTGTCGGACCTCAAGGAAATCAAATGCATCGCCGTGGCGGTGGACGATGGTCCGGTCAAGATCGTCACTCGCGGCACAGCGATCAGACTGTTGATCGAAGCCACCGAGATCATCGGCCACAACATCCTGACATTCGACATCCCGGCCATCACCAAGTTCTCTGAAGTCCCTCATTCATTCCGGGGCAAGATCTTTGACACCCTTGTAGTGGCCCGATTGCTGTATGCTCATCAACGGGAGATCGACTTCGGCCTTAAGGAGTTCCCCAAGGAACTGGTGGGATCTCAAAGCCTGAAGGCTTGGGGATACCGCTTGGGGAACTCCAAGGCTGAAGCCCCTGACTTCGACGGCAAGGTCACGGAGCAGATGCTGGAGTACTGCAAGCAGGATGTCGAGGTCACTAGGTCCCTGTACAAGTACCTGACCAACAGCCCCGGCTACCAGTCAGCATTGCAGGGAGGGGCCATCCGGCTTGAGCATGAGTTTGCACTTGAGGTCCGGAGGCAGCAGCGCAACGGCTTCTCGTTCGACTATGGACGGGCAGAGGAACTGCATGGGCGGCTCCTCAAGGAGACTGTGGAGATCGAACAGCGGCTTCAGGAGTTGTTCCCTCCCAAGGTGATCGAACGAGTCTCTGAGAAGACTGGGAAGCGGCTCAAGCCCAAGGTCGAGCCATTCAACCCCAGCAGCCGCCCACAGATCGCCCAGCGTCTTACTGAGATGTACGGTTGGGAGCCCAAGGAGTTCACTCCTGACGGCAAGCCCCGGGTGGACGAAGCAGTCTTGGCCTCTCTGGACTACGAGGTAGCCAAGGTCCTGAGCCGCTACCTGACCATTCAGAAGCGCATCGGCCAGTTGGCTGACGGTAACGAGGCTTGGATGCGACTGGTCCGGAATGGCAAGATCCACGGGTCAGTCAACACCAACGGGGCCATCACGGGTCGCTGCACCCACTCCAAGCCGAACATGGCTCAGGTCCCTACGGATCCCGAATACCGCTCCCTGTTCGTTGCCAGCCCCGGGATGGTCATGGTTGGCGTGGATGCCTCTGGGCTTGAACTGCGGTGCCTAGCGCACTACTTGGGCCGTTACGACGGCGGTGAGTACGCCAAGCAGATCCTTGAGGGCGACATCCATTGGACCAACGCCAAGGCATTCGGTCTGGTCAAGGATGTCGAGTTTGACCGCAACAACCCGGAACACAAGGCCATCCGCAACCAAGCCAAGGGTGCCATCTATGCCCTGATCTATGGGGCAGGAAACGACAAGTTGGGTTTCGTTCTGGATGGAGACAAGAAGCGTGGGGCCCGTGCCCGTGCCAACTTTGAGGCCAAGGTCCCGGCATACCTGAAACTCAAGGACGATGTCTCAACTACCCTGAAGGTCAACGGATTTATCCGGGGCATCGATGGTCGCCCTCTGTACCCACGGTCAGAACACGCAGCCCTGAACACTCTGCTTCAGTCCGCTGGTGCTGTGGTGATGAAGGAGGCGTGTGTACTGTTGCACTCTAAGGCGACATACAGCACCAACCCCATCCCGCTTCGTCAACTTGCTTCGGTCCACGATGAGTACCAATTTGAAGTTCCCCCTGAGTTTGCCGACAGGACTGGTAAGATGGCGACATGGGCAATCACCGAAGCGGGAAACAGGTACAACTTCCGATGCCGCCTCGACGGCGAGTTTCGTACCGGGGCAAACTGGGCCGAAACGCATTGACCGCCTACTCAGCAGGAATGCTGGATGGCGAAGGATGCATCTTCTGGAAGAACACCCCATGCGTGGAAGTGACCAACAAGCACCGACCAGTACTGGAGTTGTTCCAGTCTGAGTGGGGCGGACGGGTGCGGGAAAAGGATCGGGGTGTCTTCTGTTGGAGTCTGTACGGTAGTAACGCCATGGATTACCTACAGGAGGCTGCTAAGTACTCCGTGATCAAGTATCCACAGATCGTGGCTTTGTATCTGGCTCGACAAGCGCGTAACCCTAAGACCAGAGAGGTCTTTCTGAAAACACTCAAGAGGCTCAAAAGTGTCTACACCAATTGAATTCGTTTCGACTGGAGAACTGCTCCGTGAACTCAAGTCTCGCTTTGACGAGATGCTGTTCGTGGGCTTTCAGGCAACAACTCCCAACAACGACTCGTACACCGTGACGGCCAAGGGTTCCATGCATGGGACCATGGGGCTGATTATGATGGCTCAACGGGCCACGGAGGGGGAACACGATGAGTAAGTACACCTTTGATCGGATGCTGGTAGACGGCGACATCCTGATCTATTCTGTGTGTTCCGCCGTCGAGTATGTCGCTAGGTTTGACGATGACACCGATGTCGTGTTCGGCAACACCAAGGAAGCCCTAGCGATCTGTGAAGAAACCCTAGAGAATTGGAGCAAGAAACTCAATGCAGCGCGGCCAGTTATTGCGTTTACGGGAGCAGAGAACTTCCGCAAAGATGTCTACCCCGACTACAAGAGCCACCGAAAGTCCTGCCGCAAGCCCTGTGGATACAAGTCCATCAAGTCAATGTTGCAGGATCGGTTCGATGTGTTGGTTGAGCCGCGCCTTGAAGGCGACGATATTCTCGGTCTGGTTCAGACTGATGGTCGCTATGAAAAGACCGTCATCGTGTCCTCCGACAAAGACCTGACGAGCGTCCCGGGCTGGCTCTGGAACCCCGACAAGGACGAGGAGGCCCGGGAGATCACCACCGAAGATGCCAACCGTATGTTCCTCAGTCAGGTACTGACTGGTGACAAGACGGATGGCTACCCCGGGCTGGAGGGTGTAGGCCCTGTGACCGCTGCCAAGATCCTGAAGAAGGGTACTTGGGACGAGGTCGTGGGTGCCTACGAGAAGGCTGGATTCACCATTGAGTATGCGTTGACACAGGCTAGATGTGCTAGAATTCTTCGATCTGGCGAGTACCGCTGGGACACTAAGGAAATCAAACTATGGACCCCATGAACCGTTCACGACTGCTGACCACTCACAAGGAACTGACTGACGAGGCCCGTGCCCTGTCTGAGCGTAAGAACCACGATTACTCCGGGGGAAAGGACGATACCCACCCCTTCCTCAACTTCACCCGCTGTGAGGCCATGGGGATCTGTAAGACAGAGGCTGGGATCATGGTCCGCCTGACGGACAAGATGAGCCGCCTGAGTACCTTCATTACGACCGGGGAGTTCAAGGTCAAGGACGAAGCCCTGCGTGATACTGTGCTGGACATCATCAATTATGTGGTGATCCTGTACGCCTATGTCCAGTCTCAGAAGGAATCTGGGAAGTGAATAACGACATTTCTAAGGAGGCAAATACCCCAGTTCCAATAATTAAGTTGGAAATGCTGGGGTATCTCGACAAGGTCTTCCCGGAAAAGTGTGCAATTCTGGGTGAGACACAGGACTCCATCTTCTATTCGGCTGGTCAACGATCTGTTGTTCGTTACCTGTTCCGGTTGTATGAAGAGCAGCAAGAGGCACAATGGAAGCGTGAATAATGGGATCATTTGCGGATTTTCTGTCGCGGACAACGGCAAACTTTGCAATGCCTGTTTCTTCCAGCCTGCGTCGAAAGATTAGGGCCCAGCATGGAAGAATCCATAAG